AAGGAAGTTTTTAAAATCGTCTTTAAGGAGGTCTAAAGTATTCATCGTGCTAGATTGTATCTAAGTGGATAGAAAGGCACCTTGGAGAGGCTCCTAGGCACCTCAGAGAGTGTTATTTCTTGTATTTGCGAACCTTAAGGTCTTTCAACGCACTCATCAAACGCTTAGAGCGTCCTTTTGCGTTGTTACCATCTTTGACGCCATACTTTCTAGATTCAGTTTTAGGTGAAGTCTTTTTAGGCTTAGGTGGTGTAGGGCCACTTCTCAAGCTACGAGCATCTGAAGCACTAGCTGCTTTTGGTTTTGGCTTAGGAGTAACTGTTGCTTTACCTTTAGGTGGTGTATATTTAGGAGCTGGAGTGGGTTTACGTGTAGGCTTGTTGGCAGAATTAGGTTTGCCAGGTTTGCCATAGTTAGGGTTGTTACGTGAGCCTTCACTTGGAGGAATGTTAGACATACCTCTAGATCTTGGTTTAGTCTTAGTTTCTTCTGCCTGTTGACGAGCTGTTCTATTAGAAGGGCCAGGTGTTACCCTGTCAGTAGCACGACCTGTACCACGACCTGAAGGTGTTGCTTTACGTGGAAGGAACTCATTCATCAATGCACCGACTAGTTCACCTGCACCTAAAGCAGAAAGTAATCCTCCTTTTCCACCAATTCCAGGATTACGTGATTGAGTACCTGCACGCCGCACTGCTTGTACTTCACGTGCAGCTGCAGAGCGGCTCTGTGAACCTGTACGAGTAACATTAGAGGAAGGATTTGTATTAATATTCCTACGACGTGGTCTGTTGCCTGTAGATACTGGACCACCTTTTTTGCCAGGTGGTAGTGCTTTTGTTGTCTTTGAAGGTGGCAGCTTCTTCTGTGGTTCTACCTTTACTTTTACTTTTTCTACACGTGTTGAAGAAGGTGTAGAAGGCTTTGCTTTGACTGGCTTGGTAGCTCTAGCCTTACGTGCCCGTTGTTCGCGCAAGAGACGTTGTTGTCTTTGACGCATTGTCTCTGTAGGCTTCTTGCCTTTAGATACCTTTCTAGCCATAACTAATTAATATGTTTAAGAATGAGTGTTTCTCTTTGTGTAATACCGAATTTGGCTCTCATCCAAGTGAGCCAGTCATTACTTCCTTTGTCCTGATTGCAGCCCTTGCAGGCGCATACAACATTTGATAGCGTGTCCTTTCCCCCGCGACTGCGAGGATGAACGTGGTCAATTGATAACTGAGATAAGTCATAAGCTTTTCCGCAATAAACGCAAGTGTTGTTAAAATGTTCCTTAATAGAGCGTCTCCAAAGACGCTTAGCATCGGATGAAGTCATGGCTATTAAGTTGTAAAGGTAGTGGTCAGGATCAGGAAGTAGAGGTGTCATTAGTAACGCTTTTTACTAGGCTGTTTGTCAGCATATTTTTTACCTTTTCTAGGTCTTGTACGGTTGGCTTTAGGTGATTCCAAGCGACCCATAGCTGGGCTTGTATGGCTTGCATCTTTGCCGTCACCGTTACCGTAAGTACCTAGTTTGCGGTTAAGTTTGTTAGCGTTAGTTCTGATTTTAAGACCTTTATCAGTCTTGTTATATTCGGATTGTTGTTTTAGCCTACGCCTTCTAGCTGTAGGGTTTTGACGGTAGTAATCAGCCGTTGATTGCCTTACCATATAACCTCTTCTGTACAAGTTCAGGGTCAATTGTTGGCATCAGGTTTGCCAATTTATCTAGTGGGTTGCCGTCATATTGAACACCACTGATATCGTTTGTTTTAAGCCAGTCGCAAGCAGCCTTTAGGTCAGCCGTAGAAGCCTCACCCGATTTGATACGGGCAAGGAATTCTTTGGTGACGAGGTTATGCAGTTCATTAAACTGGTCTTCCGTCGCCTTCTTCTTCATCAGACTTTAAGTGCGACTTTAAGTGCCATTACAGCCGTATCATCAAGGTCGTTATCTGTTTCTTTGACAAGCTTCTGCAGCAAGTCAATAATCAGCTTTTTTACGGCATCTGATTTGAAAAAGGCAAAAAGAATGGGTCTAATTAGTTTAATCATGTAAATAACTGATAAGGTTTGCTAGCGTTGTTATGTCATCTTTAATGAGGCCCAACGCTTTGTTGCAATTACCACAAAGAAGACCACGGACTTTGCCAGTCTCATGGTCGTGATCTATGTGGAATTTAGATTTTGAAGG